GAACTTATCAAATTATTAATTCTGATATGGGCAGAACTCTAACTCAATGGGGTGTAGATGCTGAAGGAGTGTTTAATGCTGGGGCTGGTGCTTTATCTCAAACTATAGGTATGGTATTTAGAGAGGGCACTGATAATTTAGGTAATACACTTCGTCAAGGTGCTGCTAATTTTGCTCTTTCTATATCTCAATCTATAATGCAGGGAATGGCTCAAAAAGCTGGTGCAAGTATTATGGATTGGATATTCTCTGCAGATGGTAATATTCTTTCTGGAGGTTTTAGAGCCTTCGCAAATGGGGGCACTGTAAATAAACCAACCTTAGGTATTGTTGGTGAAGGTAAGTATCCTGAAGCTATTATTCCAATGCCTGATGGTAAATCTATACCTACTACAGTAACTAATCAAGGTTTAGCTGCTCAATTACAAACTGGACAAACTGTGCCACTTGGAGGTGCAGCACTCAATACGGCACAACAAATGATTACTGGTTATGCTGAAGGTGGTGTGATTAATGATAAGTTTGGCAAAAAGTGGTATAATCAACCAAAGCACATCAATATCGACGATAATGTTTTAGGATTGTTACCTGGTTTACTAGCTCCAATATTCAAAGTAAAATTTGGTGGCTGGCCATTTGGTGGTCTATTTGAGAATCTAGTATCAAAAATGGCTACTCCAGCAGCTAAAAATCTCACTCTTTATGGTAATAATACTTATTATCATAAAGAAAATCTGTGGACTGAGGGTGGATCACCTAGCGGTGTACCTAAACTTGCAAAAGGTGGTATTGTTGATAGACCTACAAATGCTATTATAGGTGAAGCAGGACCTGAAGCAGTAATACCACTAAACAGACCTTTACCAGTACAAATAGTTGGAAAAGGTGCTGCATCAGCACCTGTAGTTAATGTAAGAGTTAATGTTACCAATCAAGGTGCTTCTGTGGACGTTCAACAACAAGGTGGCGATAAAGATGCTGGCCAGATGAAAGACTTTGGTGATAAGCTTGGAGATATGATAGCAGGAGCAGTTAGACAAGAACTACTAGATCAACAAAGATACGGTGGTTTGTTAAACGGATATTCGAGGTAATATATGTTAAATTTTAATTCAGCTGTCAATAATATAAACCCCACTAAGGGAGTTAAAAACTCAGTACAACCTAGAGTTTTAAAGGCTCAATTTGGGGATGGATATGTACAAAGAAGTACTGATGGGATAAATTCTATATCTGAAACTTGGACTATATCCTTTGCTAATAGAACTACAGCAGAAGGAGATTTAATACTCGAATTCCTTGAGGCTAGGGGTGGTGTGGAGGCGTTCTCTTGGACGCCTCCATATGCTTCTTCAGCAATTCATGTAGTCTGTTATAAGTGGGACTCCACTTTACCACTGGCACCTGATACCACAACTGTTAACTGTACTTTCACCAAGGTATTTGAATAATGTCAGATTTAACTTCAAAAATACAAACACTAGAGCCTGGTGCTATAATTGAATTATATGAGTTAGACTTATCTAGTATAGGTGGTTCTGAAGTATTAAGATTCCATGCTGGGACTAATGAAGTATATGAAAATATAATATGGCAGGGTAATAGGTACATATCTTTCCCTATTGAAGCAAGTGGCTTTGAATATTCAGGTAGAGGAGCAGTAGCAAGACCTAGTCTTAAAGTTGCAAATATTAATAACTCATTTACTAATTACATACAAGACTACGATGACTTAGTAGGTTGTAAAATAACTAGAAAACGTACTTTTGCTAGATACTTAGATTCTTATTGCGTTATATCAGGAGAAGCTACATCAGGCACTTGTAGTTTATCAGAATATTTAGATAAGACAGAATGTACAAATGCTGGAGGTACTTGGACTACTTATACATCTGCTACTTGTACAGGTACTTGGTACGCTAATGCTACAGCAGATGATACAGCATTTTTCGAAAATGATATATACTATATTGATAGAAAAGCTATAGAAACAAAAATTCTAGTATCTTTTGAATTAGCTCCTTCTTTTGATGTTGAAGGTGTTAAACTTCCTAAAAGACAAATAATTAGAAATACTTGTCTATGGACTTATAGAGAAGCAGAGTGTGGTTATACAGGTACTAATTATTATGACTCAGACGGTATTAGTGTTTCAACTGCCGAAGAAGATGTATGTGGTAAAAGAGTATCAGATTGTGAATTGAGATTTGGAGTAGACGGAGTTATGCCTTTTGGTGGATTCCCTGGAGCAGGATTAAAGGTAGGATAATGGATGATAAAAATCTGGATATACTTAGAAAGCAAGCAGAAGAGGAATTTCCTAACGAGGCTTGTGGATTACTAATAATTAAAAAAGGAAAGGAGTTATACTTACCTTGTAAAAATGTTGCGGATTATCCAGATCAAGACTTTATAATTTCTCCAAAAGATTATGCAGATGCAGAAGATCAAGGAGATATTATAGCTATTGTTCATACACATCCAAATGTATCCGCAGAAGCTAGTCAGGCTGATAGGATTAGTTGTAATACTAGTAATAAGCCTTGGTATATATTAGCTTGGCCAAAAGATGAGCTAAACTATATAGAACCAGATGATTTCAAACTACCCCTAGTAGGAAGACAATTCAGTCATGGAATAATAGACTGCTATACTTTAGTTCAAGATTATTATAAAGATACTCTAGATATAAAATTAGACTATATACCTAGAGAGATGGAATGGTGGGATAAGGGTCAAAATATTTATGTAGAAAACTATACTAAACAAGGTTTTGTACTTATAAATAATCCTTCAGATATTAAAGAACACGATGCTTTTTTAATACAACTAATATCCTCTGTTCCAAATCATGCTGCTATTTATATAGGTGAAGGATTAATTATGCATCATGTAATGGGTAGATTATCTTCCCGTGATGTATACGGGGGGTATTGGAGAAAACACACTACCCATCATTTAAGGCACAAATCATTATGTTAACAACTATAAAGTTATGTGGGGAACTAGGTGATAAGTTTGGAAAAAGCTGGAATTTAGATATTAATTCCCCTGGAGAAGCCGTTAGAGCTATTTCAGCAAATAAACCTACTTTTAATTCCTATATAGCTAATTCAGATCAATACTATAAGATTGAAGTTGGTTCTGATAATTATGGTTTTAAACAGATAAATAATCCATCATTTGGAAATGAGATAAGAATTATTCCTATAATTGCTGGTTCAAAAAAGGATGGGTTAGGTCAACTTATTTTTGGTGCTTTAATGATTTATGGTGCTTGGCAGTTTGGTCCTGCTGCAGGTATGGATTGGAGCAGTACAATAGGTGGTACTGAATGGCTGTTTGGTGGTTTTTCTTTTGGTGATGTTGCCAAATTTGGGGCCGCATTGGCCTTAGGAGGCGCTGCACAAATGTTGGCTCCCCAACCTAAAACTCCTGAAACAGTAACTGCTGATAATCAACCTTCTTATTATTTTGATGGTCCAGTAACTACATCTAAGCAAGGTTTACCTGTACCTGTTTGTTATGGTCGTATGATAGCAGGAGGTGCCATCATAAGTGGAGGAATCTTCTCAGAAGATTATGTACCATGAAAACAGTACAGTTATATGGGGAATTAGGTAATAAATTTGGAAAAGAGTTTAATTTAGACGTTAAAACACCCGCAGAAGCAATTAGAGCATTAGATGTTAATATTAATGGCTTTCGAGATTATTTAGTAAATTCAGATACTACATATAACGTACTAATTGGTAAAGAATCAATAGACACTCTAGATTTTAATAATCCTTTAGGAAAACAAACTTTCAAAATAATACCAGTAGTAACTGGTTCAAAAAGCTTGGGTAAGGTTATTGTCGGAGCTTTTTTAATATGGGCGGCATGGCCTGTGGTATCAACTATAGGACCTGGTACTGCTGCGGAAATGGCAGCATTTGAAACTGCTAGTTTTGAAGCAATAAGCGCTGCAGGTATAAACGGTTGGAATGCTACAGCTTTTTCTATAGGTGGTTTAACAGTTTCTCATGCTGCTGTAGCAAAATTTGGTGCATCTATGATGTTACAGGGTGTGGCAGAAATGATGGCACCACAACCAAAAATGAGCGAATACCAATATGCAGAAAATAAACCTTCTTATTATTTTGATGGTCCAGTAAATACTAGTAATCAAGGTGCTCCTATTCCTATTTGTTATGGAAGAATGGTTGTTGGTAGTGCTATTATAAGTTCAGGAGTTTATTCAGAGGATTATGTACCGTGAATAGTGAAGATTTTAAACATATAAAGGAATGGAATACAAAAGGTCCATCACTTAGAGAAAAAGCTGTAGGTGGTAGTAAGGGTTGTTTCCCTGCAGGCACTTTAGTATCTACTCCATTAGGTAACTTACCTATTGAAAACTTAAAAGAAGGTGACGAAGTATTTTGTTTTGATGTAGATGGTACTATACATACGAGTACAGTTAACTCTACCTCAAAACATGAGGATCATCCAGTAGTTAGAATTAAACACTGGATGGGTGTAATTTATACTACTTTTAATCATTGGTTCTTAAGAGAAGATAATACTTTCCAACGCGTTGGAGATTTCTCAGATAATGATGCTTTAGTTAGTGATTCCGGAACTATACTACCTATTGAAAGTATTAATACTGTATCAGATAATAATACAGTTTATAATATTACTGTAAATAAATATAAAACTTTTATAGCTAATGGTATTAGGGTACATAATGGTGGAGATAATGGTGAAAGTTTTGAATTATCTTCTAAAGATATACCTACTATGGGTTCAAAGGGTGGTGGTAAGGGTGGTGGTGCAGGACAACCAGCTACAGAAGACCCAGATGATTTATTTTCAAAAGCTAGTGCCAGAGTATTAGACTTAATAGCAGAGGGAGAAATCGAAGGTCTAGTTGATGGTGCAAAGTCTATTTATTTAGATGAAACAGTATTACAGAATTCTGATAGTACCTATAATTTTGAAAATGTAACTTGGGACCAGAGGACTGGTACTCAAGCACAAGATTATATACCAGGATTTTCTTCTGTAGAAACAGCTACTTCAGTTGGTGTAGAAATTAAAAAAGGTTCCCCAGGGCCGGTAATTAGAGCTATTACTAAC